ATGGGAACAAGCTAAACCTTTATAATATGCAGCAATGCAGAGGACTAGACTATATCGTCTAGTTCTTTTTCTATATTTTATTAAAAAGTTGTTGACTAATGTACAACCACGGATATATACTAAATACAAGCAGTTGAGAGGAGCTTTACAGATGGAAATATCTATGATAGCAGCAAAAGGAAAGAACAACGAGATTGGCTTTGAAAATAAGCTGCTATGGCACATCAAAGAGGACTTTGAATGGTTTAAGGAACATACATACAACAAGCCCGTTATTATGGGTAGAGCTACATACGAGAGTATAGGTAAACCATTACCGAAGCGCATAAATGTTGTTTTGACCAGGGATAAAAATTACAACCCTGATCCATCCGTAATAGTACTCCCAAATGTGGAATCAGTTTTAAGTGAGTTTAAGAAGTACAGAGAAATAATGATTATCGGTGGAGAAAGCGTATACAAGCAGTTTCTACCATTTGCGAACAGACTTTACCTTACTGAAATTGACGCTGAGTTTACAGCGGACAAGTTCTTCCCTGAATTTCCGTTAGACGACTATCGTGAGTGCTATAGTCGTGAAGGGGTAGAGGATAAAGGCTTCGATTACATGTTTAAAGTGTACCGAAAAAAATTAAAATGAGGGAGTGTCGAGTATGTACTTAGATAACGTAAAGGTTCGTTGGGATTATGTAAATAAAACAGATGGTTTAACGGTGGCAGAGCACTATGAATGGGGTAGACATGACGATTTTGATAAGTTACCGATCCTTCCGATTCTTACAATCGATTCAGAGTCACTACGTATCATTGAAACACGCCAGGATAAATTCCCTGATAGCGTCTTAGAAGAAGCGATGAGAAAGTTCACTCTACGTAACATGAGAGACCGTGACATGGATACGGATGATTATAATATTCTATTGACAGACGGGAAGCGCTCAATTGTCGTGTCGGTTCATTTGTATAACAAAACAATTAATTGCTATGGACGATTACTGATTAAAGCAGAAAACCGTCTGTTCCGACAGCTTGAAGCGGAAGAACGACCGATTGTACAGAGAAATATTAAAGAAGAATTAGGTGAAGAATTGAACCCTGAACCAAAAGGGTTCACACATTTAGAATATGAACACATTGTAGGCACTACTCAAACAGAACGAGCAATGAAAAAGTTAGTACTTCATAACCTAACTTATTTAGAGGACACTGATAAACCAGGACTTATTCGTTACTTCTATACTGGGTTGTTCCCTGATAAGAAGGTTCCGCATAATAAATCGGATGCTAAGATGTTCGATGAAATTGTAGAATTTGTAAGACACGGTTGGACGGATAAACATGAACAGTTCGGATCAGATATTATCGGGTTTGTTAATAGCTATCAAGACAACTGGAACTCTCTTGTCAATCGAAAACGTAATTTAGATAGCGTGTGCTAGAATGGCTAAAACAGAGCTCACAGTACAAATGGAACAACAGATATACGGTGCGACCAAGAAGCAGGGGGTATTTGCTTGCTTCGAGGTTACTATCGGTTGGTGGGGCAAAGAACGTGTCGATTACTTAACGTACGATACGAAAAGCATTTGGCGCTGCTACGAGATAAAGGTATCTGTTTCCGACTTCCGCAGTAAAGCCAACAAGACGTTCTGCGGGCACTTTAACTATTACGTAATGCCCGAAGAACTCTACGAAAAGGTGAAAGATGAGATACCTAGCCATATAGGAGTCTACATCGGTGGGCGCTTAAAGAAGAGAGCGAAGAAACAGGAACTAACAGTGGATGAGGAGATTCTTAAGAGTTCCCTCATCCGTTCCCTCTCTCGTGAAGCAGATAAGATGTACCGTAGTGACAACCCTGCTATAGTACAATCTATGCAGCGAACTATAAATTATGAACGAAAAAGAAAAGAAGAGTTCCAAAAGAAATACTATGATCTCCTTCGAGAGAGCCAGGGAGGGCGTAGACGATGATAGACGAAATCCATCCTTTCAGGAAATTATGTAGTAACCAGGATGTTGTCGTAGGAGATGTGTTGACATTCGCTAACGGTGCCGAAGGAAAGGTTACATCTATTCGCTCAGTCAAGTTTATTACTATGAACACTGTTGAAGTGGTTGGTAGAGCTAAAATGACTAAGAGAGGTGTAGACGATGAAATTCCGACTAAACGTATTTAGACCTAAGAACAAAAAGGAAGAAGACAAGGTTATGGAAGAGCTCAATAAGTGGGGAGCACAGATGTATGCTGAAGCTTACGCTCATTATTCCGCCCTTGCTAAGAGTGAGGGAGATAACGTCTTTACTATATTCGATGATTGGTGGCACGGTAAGAGTGTCTGTACCGATGAATATAAAGCTAACTACACTGAAGAAGAACATAGAACAGCAAGTAGTATCATACTAACCGCTGTTTCAAATGGATTCGGTTGATGTCAGGAGGAAGAGGTAATGGAAAAAGGAATGGTATTTTGGGCAATTGCCTATCAGTTTGAAGAAGATGTGTTTTATGACTTCAAAACAGAGGACGAAACAAGCGATTTATCGTCAAGTTGTTTCTTACCTACAGAAGACATGGCATCGGCTTTTATTGAAGATGAGTTATCGATTCAGTATGTGCCTGTACAAATTACTTTAGAAACTTTGCAAAGTAATGGTGTTTGGTCGTATACAAGAGGTCGAGTCGAGCGTTGGGACGAAGATGCAGAATAGAGGTGGCATGGTGAAAGATATTCACGAGCAAATAAAGCTAGATACTCATTGGGCTAAAAGGTATTACGAAACACAGAAAAAAGTCCTGGATGACTACGAAAAAGACGTAAACAAGGAGAGACGCATTCGAAGACGTGATTGTAAGACTTGCCATTACCTCAGAAACGGGGTTGCAGGTCAAGCACTTACTAGATTTGAATGTAGGCTTTGTAAAGCGAGCGGTACTAACCCAAATACTCGTGTGCCTAAATATTGTAACAAATGCTCAGAAAAGTTCGATATGTGTGCAAAATGTGGGGCAGAAATGGATTAGGAGGTGCTAGAATGCTAATGGAAGATGCTAAGGAGTATCTTGATAAGTTATATGCAGAACGAAGACAAACGGAGTTTGAACTAGAGATACTAGATAAGAACATCGAACACGCTCATAATCGTATAATGGACATGTGCCCGCACGAACATGTAACAGGTAAGATTATCAAGTGGTGCCAGGATTGCGGTCATGCAGAAATGTTTTGGTCATTCCCGAAACGAGGAGGAATTAATCGTGTTAGGTAAGCAACCAAATGGATCAGATATAACAATGTACTTTAAGAAAGATGATGGTACTATGGTTAAAGTAGGGGGCATAGAGACCGTTATTGCCTATTCAGGTAAAGGTAAGAGCAGACTACCTGTGTTTGAAACTATGTACGGTGGTTCTATCTCCTGTAGTAATGTGGAGTTTAAGCTTAACGAGACTGGTAAGAAGCTAGTAGAGTTAGGTCTCAAAGAAGAGGAAGCATGGACGGTATCTACTTTCTATGGTGAAGAAGGATACAAAAACGTGAAGAAACTCATTAAAATGGGATTTTCTCCTAGAGCTGCATATAACATCCAACGTAACAAAGGAACGAGTTGGAAGGAGGGTAAGCATGGAAAGTAAGAAGTACGAGTATAAGAAAGTATTACTAGGAAAGCTGTCTGACCCTCACTACCACGGTAATTTAGATGTAGATAAGCTACAGGAGTTAGGTAATGAAGGGTGGCAGTTCATCACTATCTCAAGCGGTGAATGTATATTTATGCGTGAAGCTATAAACCCAAACCCTTTAGCAGAGGTTCGTCCTGCTGTAGCATGGTTTGCTGCGAAGATGGAAGAAGAACTTAAGAAGAATGATTTTAAAAAGAGTTGGTATGATTGCGACCCTCGCTTCTTACAAGAGAAGATGGAACGTAAGGCAGTTTGTTTTGAGGATAATGTCATGCATCTAGGTTTAGCAATCAACTCACCGCAAATTGCTGTTGTTAAAGAAGCATCTGATATTGCGAACTACGCTATGATGGTTGCAACACATATGTACAAAGCAGCAACAGGTAAAGAAATATGATTTGGTGGATCATAGGAGCGATCGCAGTTTACTTAGCTATTGGTGTAGCATTATGGTTGTATGTTATATTTAATGACCCGTGGGGAGG